TTTAGAATATAGACCTTCTGTTATTAGCCTTATTGTAATTAATTGTGTATTGGAATGTTTTTTGGCCTCTGTTATTTGTCTTCCAGGTATAAGAAGCATTTGTAATAACAATGGGTTCGAAGGTACCAAGAGAATTTTGAATTAGCACGTTATTTGATTCAAAAATTTCACTTAACCAATCTGCTTCAGGTTGTTGTATGTATTCAGTTGTAACACTGAAACTATCCATTGGTTTATTTAAATATTGTTTATGACCTCTATTTGAAATATTATAAGGTGAAGTTGTACCACTATAATCTACAAATGCTTGTTTGAATGATTTTCTATTTACGTTAGTTGTTCTAGATACCGGTAGATTAACGCCGAAATAATCCCACATACCAAATTTATTGGTAAATGCAAAACGTGCGCGATCATAGTTGCATTCTTCAACTACTTGAAAATAATATCTTAGGTTATCTGCCCCAGCAGTAAAATCAACATCTATATAATATATTCCATTACTTGAACCTACTGAAGGAGCATTTGAAGTAAAGTTAGCAGGTCCTACTCCTACTGTTACAATTGTATCTGTTAATGTTCCAGATTCTAATGTTGTAGTTCCTCCAGAACCTACTTTTCTAATAGAATTTATTTTATTTGTGCCATGATTTAAAAAACTAATTGTTTCATAATCGCTAGCAGCAATATATTTTGTGTATCTATCGTTATCTGACGTTGAATAAGGGTAATTTGATAGCCTTACGTTGCCCGCAGTATTTGTATATGAGCCTGACGGGAAATTATAGGAACCAGCATCTGGATCTACTACAGCTGGAAATGCAGCTAATGTATCAGAATCTACTTCACCAGCATATACACTTACAGGATCACCATATTCTTCACCAAATTTAATTACAAAATCTTTTTGTCCATTTGGATTTGAAGAATAATTAGTATGACTATTATCCCAAATTCTATCATCTTCGGGAACTAAATAATCATTAATTACTGATGCTAAATCAAATATTGCATCACCATTTGTATTTTGAAATGCTTTTAATCTTGTTAAATAAGTTGAACCACCTGAATAATAAACATCAGCAATATATCTGTGATTTATTTCTCCACTATTAGTAGAAGAGACTGCATACACTAAATTACTTAATGTACCATTAGGTGAAGTCGGTTGTTGTGAAATTGTCATTGCCATTACTTGGTACTTTTTTCAAATGCTATTGTTAATTGTTTTTCTATATCTGTTGCTCCGGCTTGCTCTATTGCTTTGTTTCCCCATTGCGTTGCAACTAATTCAAAGGAATTTTCTATAAATGGTCTTGCCTTTAAAGGTCTAGTTCCTTGTTTTGCTATTTTTTTAGCTATAGCCCATGCAAATTGATCTACTGTCAATTTAGCTGGTTTTGGTATATTTTTATTTCTAATCCATGCTGTAATTGCACTTACAGGAGGTGTTCCACCTCTACCTCTACCTATACCTTCATCTACAACTTCACCATACCATAGCATTGAGACTTTACCTATAGGTCCATCTTTCTCATCTACTACTTTATTATTGTTTCTAACTGAATTAGCTAACTTACCAGTTACAAATGATCTGTTTTCCATTAATTCGTTGACCATTGCTTCTGCTACCTTATCAATGTAGGTCTCTAAAGTAAGTTCTAATTCAGATTGAGCCATTATTTAAATGGATTTGGGTTTACTACTATTTCTGTACAGCTATTATTCATTATGAAGGGAAATTACAATAATTATAGATTCCTGTTTCAAAGAAATCAATGTTTCCTACCCAACCATAAACTCTATCATTAAACGCCTCAATTGTAGGTGTTATAGAATTTAGGTTTAGTCCTACCTCTTGTTGTAAATCGCCTCGGTTAAACCAAGCAATTATATCATATAAGGTCTGTTCCTGAGCAGTCATTAAATTTGTTGGAATATCTGAATCAACACTTGGTTGATCTAGAGTATATAATTCAAATGTTAATGTTCTAGTATTAGCTGTTAAACCAGGTGATGTTAATGGTCTGACATAGCAATAAGGATACTCAATATTAGCGGCGCTAAAATTTAAGTTATCCAAACTACCATGGCCAAATGAATTTACACCTACATGTTCATTAGCTGCTTCTTCAAATAAACCTATTACAGCACTATATGGTCTCATCTTCTATTGATTTTTTCTTTTTACGTTTTGGTTTTTCAACGATAGGTTCTTCTACAATTTCTTGTGTAGATACCGTTGTTTTATTGCTTAACACTTCATCTACCCTATGTTTGTGTATCATAAGCATTGCTGCAATTCTATTCGCATCAAATCCAGATTTAGCTAATTCTTTAATTTTATTTTCCATATTTTTGTTTTTACGTTGACAACCAATACAAGGCATTACTTTTTAGCTTTACGTCCTCTTCTTTTACCTGCTGCTTTAGGTACATCATCAATTTGATCTACTAAATTTTTAGCTGCATCTTTAACATCTGCTATTTCTTCTTTAACACGATCTACTCTGTGTTTAATATCATCTTTGATGTCTTGTACTTTGTCTTCTACAGCATCAGGGATAAAGTCTTTATCTTCATCCTTAATTTTGCCTTTGTATAAAGCAATTACATAAATTGCAATCCCTAAAATAATAACTCCTGAAATAATGTATAATATCATAATTTATCTTAATTTAATTCTACTTTGTTGTTCTATTTTTTTTCTTTCTTTTGCCATTTCATCACTAAAATCTTTATCTATTGCTAAGTAATTTAAAACAAAAATAAAATTTAAGTCAGTAATACTCTTTTCTCCTGTGATATTGAGAATGCCTGATTTGGATAATGAATAAATTGTGCCAAACCACCCCCAGTGTTCACCATAACTTTTAGTTGCTCCTCTATCGCTTTCATCTTCGTCAATCTCCTCTTGTACTGTTTCTTGTTCTTGGAAGAGGGAATCGTAGTTACTAAAGACAGGTTTGCGAGAGACAAAAAAAAACCTAATGCCCCAAGAATCATAGATACAGGAAAATCTTTAAATATTTCTGCTCTAACCTCTCTATCACTACTGTCATATTTTTCTAATGTATAATACTTAAAAATATTATCTACATTTTTAGTAGCCAATCTAACATTATGTTTAAATCTGAATTTTAATGTTTTAAACTTATGTTCTTTAATTGGTCTGTATAATAAAGCAGCTATTTGCTCTAAGTTATCATGTGGGTCTTTACTTAATCTTTCTAAATCAACATATTCCCCAAGAGTCATTTGATGAATGTTTGAATAACCATACTGTACTCCATCTTTTTCAATTATAGGATAAAATTCAGTTTTTACATTAATTGCCTCAATTACATCATTGTAAACTTGTGTAATACTAGTAGGTGCCCATGTTCTTACTTCATCTTCTTCTATTCCTGATAATAAGGAAATGACTTTAATAAACTTAGCAAAATCACTTAGGTGTTCTACATTGTTTAAATTTTTATACTGTTCTACAGTTAAAAAATCCTTAATTGTTATTTCAACCTTTTTATTCATCTATAATAAATAGTTTATTTTAAAACTTGTTTTTTGTTATAATGGGTTCATGTAAGGTTTAAGTTCACGTCTATACTTGTCTTCTAGTTCTAACATACGTGTTTTGTTGTCTTCATATTCTAACACTTGAAATGACAAGTATTTATGTGGTAAATTGCGTTTATAAACAAAATCAGCTACTCTAGAAGCCATATATCTTTCTGTATTACCACCTCGAGAACCAACTTTACTAAAATGATTTACTTTTCTAGATCTTAAATTACCTTCACCAACATAAAAATTTAACCAACGATATTTAACTAAATAAACTCCATGTTTACTATTTGCAACCCATTTTTTTTTATCATCTTTAGTTCTAGCATTTGCTTTTTTAACATATTCTTTATATTCTTTAGTATGATAACGTTTACGTTGATTCTCTAAACAATGTTGCTTAAAACAAGGTTTACATCTGGCTTGGTATATTCCATATTTGTTTTGATAAAACTCTGTTAGTGCCTTTTCTTCATTACAATTTTTACATGTTTTCATAACGATAATATACGAAAATTAGCGTGGGAGGCCAAATCCTACATTTACATCTTGTTTAGCTCCAATGTATATTGCTTTTGTTTGAATTGAATGTCTTGCATGATTAGCAAACATTACAGAATCACAAGTATCATCATTCTGTCCACTAGGATGACTAAATGACATCTTTCCATTTGAACTTAACTTATATGAATAAAACCCTAGTTCGCGATATAACCAAGGGAATAATTTTTCACTAGGAAATTCAACTGACTTAGTTTCAATATCTTCTAATAATTGTCTTACAATTGTAAGTTTACTGTCTTGAGTTGTTGTAAATGGTTGTATTTTTCTGAATTTAGGTTTTATATGTTCATAAATTGCTTTTCCAATATTATTAATCTCCACATACCCTCCAACAATATTAAACTTATTAAGTGTTCGTATAATTCTTTCTGCCGCTTCTGTAACAGTTACTCCGTTAAAACGATCCATTGTGAGAACCCTACCACTTTCAGACATAACTGTTAAAACAGTATAATCAGCAGATAAACCAACATCAACACCAACAAAACATCTTTCTGCTTTATTAGCACTTTGGAATTCATTTAAAATACAAATATCATCTAAACCTTTAAAAACATCTTGTCCTGCATCCGAGAAATGTGCAAAATATTCTTGTCTAAAAATTGCGTCTGGTAATGAACGTTCTTGTTCCCTTAAAAAAGCATCGTCTACATAAGGAGATTCGAAACTAGTCCATTGAAAAGAAATATAATCATCTTTTGTTTCATCAAGACCATTTATGTAGTAATTATAAAACCAATTTTTTGATTTAGGGGTTGATGCTATAAATGCTTTTTTACCAATAGATGTTAATGTAGGTAAAATAGCACTATTTATGGCTTCCTCCTTAATATAAGCCGCCTCATCAATAAATAAGTAATTGAAACTAAAACCCCTAATTGAATCATGTCGTTCTGCACCTAAAAATATTAATGTTGAACCATTTATAAACTTTATTGTTAACTCTGCTCTGTTTTTTTCATCAATAATCGCTTTTCCTGCCTCACTTAATTCCTTAAATATTTTTCTACTCTGTGCATAAATGGGACTTATTATAGCTCCTTTAGAGCCTGCGTCTTTAAGTAACCAATATAACATTAAGTTTTGACCTAATAAAGACTTACCTACCTGTCTAGCACAAGCAGCTATTCCAAACTTGTGTTCCGAATCAGCAAATCTATCAATTATATCCTTTTGCTTATCGTATGGTGTAAATAATATAATGTTCACTGATCGTCTAATTTAACACGTTCTTTACGTATCTTTTTAATTTCATCACGAACAGCAGCTGCCTTTTCATATTCCTCATCTCTAGCAAGTTCTACCTCTATCTCTTGCATTGCCTCAAGTATGGTATCAT